TTATATCTTTATATAAAGATACTTCTTCTTTTAAACCCTCTTTTTTGGCTTTTGCCATTGCGGATTCTACTAAAGCACGATCAGCTGATAGTTGTTTTATTTTATCTTGAAGTTTTGATCTTTCTTTATCTATGTCTGTAGACATAACATCACCTTCGTTGGCTTCTTGTACTAAATCTCTTAAAAGTTTTTTATTATCAACAGCTTTCATCATGTCCTGTCTTACCTGTTTAACAAGCTCGTTTTCTCTAGCTTGTTGTTTGTAAGACTCTTTCATAATGCTAACTCTTTCAAGTAATTCAGCATTAGCCTCTTTATATGCATTTACTAATTGATTAGTAATGTCTAGGGATTTTTCGTCGTCTTTTTCAGCCATTTTATATAGTTGTTCCCGTATAAATATGAAAAAAATAAAGGCATCTATGATGCCTTTACTTAAAAATTATATGTTGAAGAAGGATTTACATTGGGGCCTGCTACTTTATTATTTGTTGATTTACTTTTTTGTAAAGCTTTACTTTGTTCTTCTTCTTGTTTTCTATGGTAATCGTTTATCTTTTCAATGTGATAACGTCTTAACCAAATTGGCATGTTATATATTTCCGAGTGTATGAACCCACCACCTCCATGGTACACTAAATCGTGAATTTCGGTAAATATAACACCCCGGTACTTAGGCGTCAGGCCAAAAAAACGAAACACCGAGGGGAATGTTTACATCCTCAATGGTATCGCCGTTTTCGAAATCGATGTCAACTGACATATCAATATCGGGCATAATTTCTGATAGGTAATTTCTAAATGCTTTAGAATCTCTTGCTAAAAATTTATAATCTACAAATTCTCTAATCGCTTTCATATCTCTATCACCATTTACTGATAATAAAGTATGTTTTAATCTTGTAGTTAATTCTGAGGAAGATTGTTTGTTAATCTTCTTAAGGCCTTTTAATTCTTTTTGGATTTTTTCTTCATCACCATGAGTTAAAAATTTAAAAGTAATTTCTACTTTAGATGTTGGAAGAGTAAAAGCAAATTCATTTCTTTTTTCTATCATTAAACTTTCATCTAACTCCTTATCATCTAATTCAGTTAAATCAATAGTAATTTCTTCTGAATCTCCTGTTTTTGGATTAGTATAAGTAAATGTATAATCACTACCATAACCTAAAATACGAGCTGCTATTAATATTGCATTTTTGTCTCCAATCAATAAATCATTATAATTTATTGATGTTACAATTAATGATTGCAATAATTTGTTAATAACTGTACCATTTTTTATGTAGTTTTGGTTAGTTAATATGTCCTCTTCACGAGCTGTCATATATTTCATTTTTATGACTCCGGATCTTAAAGGATGCCCATCAGGATACAATAAGCCTTTTGAAGGTAATGTAACATCTTCAGTAGGATATTGGTATGTTTCTTCCTGAACTTTAGGGACTTGGGGGGTGTTTGGTATTTGTTCCATAACGTTATTTATTTTATTAAAACTAGTTCAGATATACATATATGTAAAACAAAAAAAGCGCCAAAAATAGGCGCTTTTCTTTTATATAAGTTAACTTTTAGTAATTTAAGATGGCGTAATCCATTACTATAGTCATACTAATGTTAGCTGGTGTATCTGACGTCCAATCCATGTCTCCAAAATTAGCATTTTGACAATAAGCACCTTTTAATATCCATTCTTCAACAACATCACCTACTGGTCCTAATGTATTAATTCTAATGTCTTTTTTATAGAAATCAGAATAACCATCTCTACCTGTAACTGACTCGTGTGACAAACGAACCCATTCCATTACTGCCTGTGCACCTGATGGTGTTACTGGATCATAAAGATCACATGTAATGTTTTCCCAGTTAGCTTTTCCTTTAATTTTTCTTTTCACGTTAATGTGATCAAGAACTACTTCATTGAATGAAATACTTGGTCTTGATATTTTTTTAATAAGGTATGCTGGGATACCATCGATGAACATTAGGAACCTGTTTTGCAGCTTTGGTTCAAATGCTGTGAACATCATTTCGTTTGTGTTTAATATTGCCATCTTTTTTGTTTTATTTAAATTGTTCTATTATAAATATAATGCTTTTTAGTTTTTTAGTAACCTCCGCCACCTCCTGCACCACCACCACCATCAAATGTAGCTCCTGTAGGTAATACGTTAAAGTCTAATACTATGAATTCAGCTGTTTTGGCTGGTTGTAAATATATCGCGCCAACTAATTGGTTTCTATCAATTACATCTGGTGTGTTATTAGCTTCGTCCATTTGTACTCTAAATGCATATAATCCTTGTCTTTGTTGTACTGATTCTAAATATGGATTAACAATGTTTAAGAATCTATTTCTTGTAGCTTGTGTGTTTTGTTCAAATACTAAGTATCTTGATGAACTTGCAATGAATTTCTTAAGAGCAATCATTAATCTACGAACATTAATTCTGTCTAATGCTGTTGATCTTTCTTGAAGTGTTTTCTGACCCCAAATACAAACTCCTGTTTGTGGGAATGTTGCAATTGGGTTAATTTTAGCATCATATAAAACATCTCTTTCAGCTTGATTTAATCTCATTTTAGCTTCAATAACATTTCCTAATACACCTCTATTTAAACCTGCTGGTGCGAACCATTCTGCTGCAATTCTATCTGAAGCTGCTATAGCTCCTGGTACAATTACTGAAGGTGGTACTAATACTGGTTTATTCTTAGCAGTATCTAATACTTTAACCCATGGATAATATACTGCAGCATAATTAGTGTCTAAACCTGCTACTTTACTTACTGCTGTGTTTACTGAAGCATTTACTTCATTTAAATCCATTACAAAAAAGGCATCTCCTCTTTCCTCACACATATCAATACCTGCGTTTGTAACTAATGGGTGTAATGCGTGTATAACACCTGGCATAGCTAACATATTGATATCATATTCATCTTGGTTTGCAATTATATCTAATGCTTTTTTATATCCTGTGTATCCTGCTTTTGATGTTGTACTTAAATCAAAACCATATAAATTAGCTGCTGTAATGTTAGCTCCAATTTGTTTTACAACATCTGAACTAATACCATCATCTCCACCTTGGAAGGGAACTGTAAACTTAAGTTGGTTTGCTGTTGGTCCTGTTGCTCCTGTTGAATCAATTGAAGCGCTTAATGAACTTGTCCATAATGCTGAGTTTGGATGACCGTTATAATTTTCTACGTTAAAATCACCTGATACATTTGCTGTGTTATTATCTGGTAATGGTTGTAAGAAATTTTCATTATCTGATGCTTTATCAATAAATTTAAATCCTAAATATGCTTTAGAACTATAATTTCCACCTATTACCTGATCTCCTTCGTAAGAAGCTGATGGGAAAGCCATGTCTATACCAAATGAACTTGTATTTATAGTATTTCTTACTGCTTTAAATCCTTTAGGAGATAATTTAGGTGAAGTTGCTCTTTCAGCTACTGCATTTGATACTTCTATTCTAATATAATTTGAAATATTTGGATAATTTCCAAGTAATTCAACTTTTCCTAATGTATCATTATATTGTGGGTATCTATCTCCAATTGCTCTTGAAATATATCTTGGAGAATCAGGATCTAATGTTACATTATTAAATTGTTCTAAAATAACAGGAGCTTTATCTTTATCACCTGTTTTTCTTATAATAACTGAAAATTGTGAATATTGTTCAATACCATCAATATCTCCTGGCTCCTTTAAATTTGCAATTGAAACCTTATAATCATGACATAAATGTTTTCCATGATCTAAAGTATGAACTTTAAATAATTCTTTTGTTGTTTTATTAACATCTAAAAATTGTGAAGTAATAAATGGTGTAGAAGCATATCCATATCCTTCTGTTTGACCAATTTCTCCACTATATACCATATCAGTCGATTGTGTAACAAATAAAACTGATTTTCCTGATGATAATTGATATCCTGATACATCTGTACCTTCCTGAGTTATAGCTACTGAGGCTGTTGTTGCACCAAAAGATGTAAATGCTGCAGCTGTTGTAAATCCTGCATCATTACTTGTAACAGTTACTTTACGACCTGTAGAATCTATAGATGCTGAAAGACCTGCTATACCAAGTTGATCAGATGATGTATTATCATTATGTAAACCATTAATTGCATCTCTAGTTGCTTGAGCTAATTGTTCTCCTGTAATTGACCCAGTTATATTTACGTAAGTATCTAAATTAATTGGGACTGCTGATCCAGTTACTCCTGTTGCAGGGGTTGCATTTATTGATGTGTCTACTGTTGCTCCTGCTACTGGTGTAGGAATTAATCCTGAACCAGAAAAGAATAATGTGTGTGAATATGCTGCTGAATCATGTGTTAAATCTTCATCATCTGAAATTTGTAAGAAAATTGCACCCGAAGCTTGCAATGTCATATTTACTAAACTTGAAGTACGGAATGTTGCGTCAGCAAAAGTAATGTCTACATTTTCTGCTTTAGTACTAAAAATAGATGTTTGTAAATTTTTAAAATTTAAGTATGTGTATCCAGGAGTACCTGCGTAAGCATTTGCTCCAGTTTTACTATTATTTGGATTACTACCTAACTGCTTAAATACATAATTTTTATTAGCAGGATTCATTGAAACAGATGACAATGTTGTAGTAGTAACGTTAGTTCCTTGAAGTGTTAAACCAAAATTTTCTGTTAAATCTGGTCCTATATGAGTATTAACAGATGCTGATTGCATTGTTGAATCCCCTAAAGAAGGTTTAGCTAATGCTTTAGAAGGATAAACTGCACCTAACATTACATGTTTTCCTGATGAACCCGAAGCTGCTAATACAAAAAATTCATTAGTACCGTTTGCGTATGTATATCCTCCTCCTGCTAATACTCTACATACAGTAACGGATCCTGCGTTTTTTAAGTATTCTCTAACTGTTTGTGGGACATAAGTTTCTGAACTTATAGGTCCGAATCTTCTTTCATATTCTGCGAAACTTCTTACTACTGTTGGTACAAACGCAGGACCTTTTTCTGTTGGTCCAATAATTGCAGCGCCAATTGCGCCAACTCCTTGTGGTAAGAATGATAGGTCGTTTTCTCTTGTAAATACACCTGGTGAAATAATTTGTTCTGCCATCTTATATTTTATTTAATAATGTTATGTCTTCGATTGGTTCTATCATAAATATAAAAGAAAAATACAAACCCAAACAAAGTGGTTATCTAATTTATAACCTAATCATTGATAAATATAAGATAATTTTTAAAAACTATTCTGCGGGAGTAAAAGTACCTGTTTCTATATCAAGAGATCCTTTACCATATTTATCTGATAAAGATTTTGCTATATTTATTTCTTCTTTTTCTAATTCACTTAACTGTTTTTTTATCGTATTTTCAGCTTCTTCTAACTTAAGTTTATTAATAGCTAGCTGACCAAACTGAACCGTTGTTTGATTAACACGTGCTTGAAGATTTCTTAATTTTTCAATTTCTTCATTTGTAAATTGAATTGGACTTTTTTTAATGTCTGTTGGTGCGGGGATTTTATCTTTTACTGTCATAACTTTTATTATAAATTAATTTCGGATATACATATATGTAAATTAGAAAGACCCACCATTTATTGTAATAATATCTGAAGAAAGAGCTGTTATTGTTCCACTTGCACTTATATTGCCTGAGGCTGTTACTGCTCCAGATAAGGTTATAGGTGTTGTACCTTGTCTACCTATTGTGATAGGATTGGTAGCATTATTACCTATTAATAATCCAATTACGCCACTACTGGCTACATGTTTACCATTTGATTCATATTCATCTGCACTTATATCTCCACTTGCACTTATATTACCTGAGGCTGTTATATGTGAATCTACCAATAAGTCACCTCCAAGGTGTACATCAGCTAACGGTGTACCTATACCATTGGTTCCTATTTTATTAGTATTTGCATCGGCATGGAATAAAGGATTATTAGAGGTACCTTTAACTACAAAATCAATATCATTAGTACCTTCATTGACAGTAACCTCTTTTTGACCACTACTACCATCAAATTTAATATATGTTTTACTCTGTACTTTAAACAAACTTGATGATTGATTAAAAGTAAGATAATTGTTATAAGCTTCATCACCATAATAACGATTTGCAAATATATTTCCACTTGCACTTATATCTCCTGAGGATGTTATACTACCATTAAATTTATGTGAATCGTCTGCAGAATCACCAAATACAGTAGATCCTGAGGATACACTATGTACAATTATACTTTCAGATACAATATAAGATTGTGCTATGACTGCTCCTGAGGCTTTTATATTACCATCTACTGTTAGTTTTTCATCAGGTGTTGCCGTTCCTATTCCTACTCTATCATTACCAGCATCTGATGCTATTAGATTGTTATCATTATCTCCTCTTACAAAAAAATCTTGAAAATTAGAATTATTAGGATTAACAGTAATAGCTGCTTGTTCAATTTTAAAACCAGGTGAGGAATGTTGGGCACCCATTTGGATGTCGTTTTCATTAAAATCTATTCTTGTATTAACTTGATCTTTATGTTGTATTTCATTACTAGCTAATAATATGTGTTGGTTAGGGGAAGTTAGCTTTATACCCCCATCAAAGATATCTAATGAACCCGTTATTTCATGTAAACCACCAGCATCTATTAAGAATTTTTGCTCTGCAGCTCCCGTTTTATTTGCAACACTAAAAATTAAGTCTGCCTGAATACCAGCCTGAGTAACAGAACTTACAACTCCCTTTATTACTGCTGTCTCACCCGTAGTTCTTTTATTATATCCTTTTAGGGAACCCGATTCTGCTATCCATCTTATTGAACCTAATGTGTCTCCTGTTTGTGGGGGGTTAATTAATCCTAATTTTTCACCTTTACTTAATATTGATGCTTGTGTATCTGGATTAAATGCATTAAAAGCGGTTACAGCTGCTGCATCATCAGCTACTACTTGTCCCGTTATAGCAAATAAGTTAGCTGCAGTTATTGGTATCCCTCTTGAAAAATTTAAAATAAATTCACTACCTGTTGCTGCTGATGATGCGTTTTTATCAAAGCTTTCAATGTTACCTTCTTCATTAATTTTTAGTCCTTTTTGTTCTGATACTCTTTGGATTTGAAATTCATTTGCTCTAATATCAACGTTAGTTAAAGGATCTTTAGTTCCTATCCCTAATTTTAATACTGCTGGGGAATTTTTTGATGCAGATACATAAAGGGGTATTAAATCCTCCTCTGATCCAACAGATTGAGAAGGTACCATCATTTCAAAACTTTTTTTATCAACTGGGTCTATTCTTTGAATTAAAGAAGCTGAAGCCTCAGGTACTTTTCCTTCAAAAAAAGATTGATTTTTTACTCCAGAACCTGATTGTATTATATTGTAAGAAAATGTATTAGGTGAACTCCCTATTTTAAAAGAAGAACCTATCATCATTCCTCCTACTTGTACTTGTGTACCTGAAAAATCAGGTAAAGCTACAGAACTACTGTTTTTACTGGTTATTTGAAATTTTCCTTCTCCCCCATCTGTTAAATTATTAGTTCCTAAGGAGGCAGAATTCCTAATTTTAAAACCAGAACCTATAGCCATATTTCCTATAGAAGCTGTAATAGAAGTTAAATTACTTCCATCATTTATTTGGGATGCTTCAAAGTTTTTATTAAATATTGGGATTTTATTTAATGCTTCTACTGTTCTATATGCTATTATAAAAGAATCATCGTTGCTTTTTACAGGAATATCTATTATAGTATCATTTGAAAGGGTATCTGAGAATTTTAAATCTATTGATTCTTCATCTTCATTTTTAGGATTTGTTTTTCTAAAAATACCAGGTTCATTTGAAGCTAAAGAAGAACTATTTATGTATCTTAAAATTAATCTTTTATCATTTTCACCAACACTAAAAACATCATCAGTACTTGTACTCCCAACATTTAAAGTAATTATACCAAATGCATTTAAAGTAGTAAGTTTAGTTAATCTATTATTAAAATTAGAGGAACATGTTATAGCTAATATTTGTGGAATCGAAGCTGATATAGCTGTAGTAGAGTCCGTTTTAGATCCCGAGGGTATAAAAACTATACTGCCAGAGTCATTAGATATATTTATCTGATTTTTATTTACACTATAAATAGTCATTTTTAAAGTTTATGTAAAGATTTAAGTTCATCTATTTGTTTTTGCTGTTCTTTAATGCATTCTACTAGTAAAGGTATAAGTCTATTATATTTAATAGTTTTATATTCTTTATTAAAGGGTGCAGGTTCAATAGCTTGGGGGATTATTTGTTCTATTTCTTGAGCTATCATTCCTATTTCATTTGTTTTTCTACTAGGGTAAAAACCTTTTTCTTCTACATCTTTTTTCCAATCATAATAAACACCTCTTAATTGTTTAATTTTATCTAGGGGGTTAGGTATTTCTATTATATTTTCTTTTAAACGTTTATCGGAAGCAAATTCTATAACATCACCATCTGCTTCTATTTTCCCCGCAGATGATCCATGTGTCTTAGCATTAAGATTTCCATATACTTCTAATAAGGGATTGGTATTATTATTTTTAAGTATAATTTTTGTTTTATTACTATGACTAGCAGAATTACTATTATGGGCTTTTAGGGTTAAATCTTCATCATAAGATCTTATTTCACCACTATTAACTACAATTCTATTATCAAAATAAAACATTGGGTCTGATGAGTTTCCTGTTAAACCACTAGACCCCTGAAAATGAACAAAACTACCATTTCCCATGCCTATTAAAACTGTTCCATGGTCTGTTGATACAGCTAAATTACCTCTATTTGAATTGTCATTATAAGATAAAGCTACTCCTTCACCTGTTGCTGGTATTTCACCTAATGTAAAAGGAGAATTTATAGTAGAGGGGGAACTTGATGTATTATTTTGTAAAGCATTTAAATCAAGTTGTAAAGCATTTAAATCAAGAGTAGTAGCTACTTTAAAAATAGATTGATTTGCTTTATAATACAAGTCTCCCTCCCTATCATCAATTACTAAAGTTTTAGAATTAATTTCAGTTAGTGAGGGGGCTCTAAATTTTATTTTAACATTATTCATTACTTATTTATTATGTTATTGCTTCTATTAAAAATGAAGTACCTGTAGGTACTGTTCTTAATTTTTGTGTTGCTACGGCTTGTTTATGCATACCAAATCTTAAATCGTATATTGAATCTGCAGCTACATTTACAATAACGGAAGCTGCATAAGTTTGTGCTGATGGGGGTGTTGTGGCTACAAATCTATGATATCCTCTACCTTCTGACCCATCAACTAAAGATATTGTGCCTCCACTAGTTTCTTGAACTATACCAGCAAAACCTTCAGCCCTGTTTGAACCATTATTTAATTCTAAAGTTGCGTTATAGGTTATTTTATATAAACCTGCTCTAGCTATTGTTACTCTATTACTAGACAAACTAAATACACTACTGTGACTGTTTTGTTCTTGAGATAAAGTAACAGTTGTTGTGTTTGTTTCAGGAAGAGAACCTTCATTACCAGTTGCACCACCTGCAAAATCTGAACCTCCATTCATAGTAAGTGCACTAGTGTTTGTTGCAAAGAAAAATAAATTAGGTCTTACTGTAAACTCATTCCCTGATCCATCACCTGCTGTTAATGTACCACTTGCACTTATATTGCCTGAGGCTGTTATGTGACTTGCAAATGATGCTGTTCCTGTAAATGATGGGTTTTCTATTGGAGCTTTTGTATCCAATTGTGTTTGAATATTACCAGTCAGACCATCTAATCTACCAAATTCAGTATTACCTACTGAACCATTGTGTATTTGATTTGCATTTAGTCTAGTGCCTAATACTAAATTATCACAATGCACGTCTCCACTTGCACTTATATTACCTGAGGCTGTTATATGGAAATTAGCATCATGACCTAATTTTAACCCACTACCATCAAAAGCTAATTTGAATAATTCATCTCCCCCTGTCATAAAGGATGAATTTCTTATTTGAAAAGAATCATCAGTACCATAATGCCCCATTATGTATCTTGCAGATCCATCTTCATTAAATAGAATTTGTGCGTTAGCACTTGTATTTGATCTAAGTTGTAATTCTGCATGGCCTGAGTCAGAATAAATTAAAGTTTTTGTGTTTGAAGAACCAGATCCTATAAATAAACTATATTTTCCATTAAGTATTCCATTTTGTATTCCTGCTTGGGTAGCTGAATTTGGACTTAATGCTATTTGATTAGAATACAAATATCCACTTGAACTTATATTACCTGAGGCTGTTATATGTCCTGTAGTTGTGTTGAATGCAATTGTTGTTGTTCCATCGTCCTTAAAGTATACATTACCTGAATCAGCATCTATAGTTATATCGCCTGCAGAATCTAAAAACATATTAGCAGCACTTGATTGTACAGTTGTACCTATACCAGTTCCTCCTAAAAATAATCTATTACCAGAACTAATACTTGCTATATCTTTAGCAACACCACTAGCATTTTCTCCTGATATTTTTGTATCATTTGCTATAGTAAAAGCTCCATCTACATCTACTACGTCTAAGTTTGTAGTACCATCTACATCTAAATCACCATCAAAATCAACATTACCTGTTGCTGTGAATGTGTTTGCTGTTATTGTTCCACTTGAACTTATATTTCCTGAGGCTGTTATATTTGAAAAATTTTCTAACTGTTGAGTAACATTTCCTGAACCAGAACCATAATAAAATAAACCATCATTTACATTAATAGCTACTTCACCGTTTGTAAGATTACTTGGTGCTCCTGATGTTCCTGTTTTTAATTGTATTGTGCTTGCCATATGTTATAAATATTATATTGATATTTTTCCTCCTTTTAATTCTACTTGTCCTTGTGTTAATTTAACTAGACCACCTATTATTGTTAAAATAATTTTAACTTCAGATATTTTTGAATCTGCTACGTCTATAATAAACCCAAATTCTCCATTTATAATTTGATGCATTGAAAGATTAGATATATCTACTTCTTTAATATCACCATTACCCGCCGACCCTTGAAAAGAACCCCCGGAAATTTGTAATCCATTTAATGTAGTAGTAATAGTTCCTTTTGTACCCCCACCTAATTCTTCTACTTGATATTGAAATATTGCTGTATCAAAAGTATCAAAAGATCTAGGATTAGACATTTTAAAGGTTATCTCTGCAGGACTTACAAAGTTTTTAATCCCTGTTTCATGGTTTCCATCTGATAATTCTGATAATACTACTGGTAAAGGATCTCCATTAAAGTCTCTAAAATCCAAGTTTGTTTGTAATTGGGTTGGTGTTAAAATTTCTTGTGCCATAATTTAAAAAGTTCCTCCATTAATAGTCCCATTAATATTTCTCACGAATAAATCTCCACTTGCACTTATATGTCCTGAGGCTGTTATATGAGTTGCTGAAATGTATCCTTCTACTTCTAATCCTGTTGCTTCAGTAGTATCTCCTGTAATAATAGGTGTTTGTACAAGACTTGCACTTATAATTGATGCTGTTACTGGTGCATTTAATGTAATGTTTGTTCCAGATATTACAGTTTGGTGAGTATCATTTGCTACAAAATTAGTAGAATCTGTATTGTATATTCCTACACGATTATTTGAGAAAATTCTTCCCGCTGAAAATATTTGGAGGCCTGTTATGTTTCCACTTGAACTTATATTACCTGAGGCTGTTATATGAGAAGTAAATGTTGATGTACCTGTAACTAATAAATTATTTCCACCCTGAGGAACATTTGCACTACCAAGAGTTAGTATACCTTCTATTTTGTTTACACCAGTACCAGTAGTAAATAATTCGCCTATGGCTATTAAATCATCTCCATATAAATTACCACTTGCACTTATAT